GTCGCTTGCCACTGACCTTAAAGCGGCAAAGAAACTATTCACGTCTATGATCGATGAGTTCAAGAAAGAACTGGTTGTAGAAGATGTGATAGTCACAATCTCTGGTCAAAAGAACTTCCGTAAAGACGTACTAGAGACTTACAAGGGTGGACGTAAGAAAGTCCGAAAGCCTGTAGGATACAAAGCCCTCGTTGCTTGGGCTATGGAAGAATACGACAGCATCATGGTGGACTGCTTAGAAGCAGATGATGTCATGGGTATCATGGCTTCCATACCAAACACTGAGGCCATCATTGTGTCCGACGATAAGGACATGAAGACTATCCCATGTCGTCTATACAGACCCAACGACAATGATCGATTGGTCATCAGTGACATGGAAGCTAACAAAAACTTCTTCATCCAAGCCCTGATGGGTGACATGACTGATGGCTATGGTGGATGCCCAAAAGTAGGCATCAAGACAGCTGAGAAGATACTTGGAAACCATCCGACTTGGGATGCTGTTGTTAAGCAATATCAAAAAGAAAACCTAACAGCTGACTATGCGCTGACGCAAGCACGTATGGCTCGGATTTTACGCTGTACTGATTGGGACAACGAGAAGGGTGAGGTCATACTATGGAAACCAACAAGATAGATGCCGTAAACAAACCACCTCATTACAACACAGGATCAATCGAGTGCATCGATGCAATGCAAGCGATGGCTGATGGAGCAATGGTCTGGGGACATAACGCCCACCTGTGGCAGACAGCGTTCAAGTATTTATGGCGTTGGCCTTACAAAAATAAACCTGTCGAAGATTTAAAGAAGTGCCGCTGGTACTTAGATCGACTTATTGAACTCATTGAAGAAAAAGAAGAAACATTATGAACAACCTACTGCCTACCGATTACCAAGCCTTCATACACACCAGCCGCTACGCCAGATGGTTAGAAGATGAAGGAAGACGAGAAAGCTGGACTGAGACTGTCGGGCGTTACATGGACAATGTGGTTAAGTCCCGTGTGAGCCGTGAGATTGCCAATGAGATTGAACAAGCAATATTAAACCTAGAAGTGATGCCTTCTATGAGGTCATTGATGACAGCTGGTAAGGCATTATCGCGAGACAATACAGCTGGATACAATTGCTCATATACACCTATAGATCACATACGATGCTTCGATGAAGTCTTATTCATCCTACTCTGTGGTACAGGTGTAGGCTTCTCTGTCGAAAAGAAGTATGTGAACAGCCTACCTAAGATACCTACACTTACATCAGGTGTCTGTAGAATTATTGTTGAAGACAGCAAAGAGGGATGGGCTACTGCATATAAAGAATTAATGTCTGAACTATACGCTGGCAGAATACCTACATGGGATGTGTCTAATGTTAGACCAGCTGGTGCACGTTTAGAAACATTTGGTGGCAGGGCATCTGGTGCAGAACCATTAGTTGAACTGTTTGAACATACCATAGGAATCTTTAAGAAAAAGCAGGGTGACAAGCTGTCTTCTTTAGATGTCCACAGCATCATGTGCATGATTGGATCGATAGTGGTGGTCGGTGGAGTGCGTAGGTCAGCGATGATCTCATTAAGTGATCTATCGGATGACGAGATGCGTACAGCTAAGTCAGGCGAGTGGTACATCGACAACCCACACCATGCACTTGCTAACAACTCTGTGGCCTTCGAAAGCAAGCCCAGCGGCGTAGACTTCATGAACGAATGGGCGTCATTAGCGGCCGCTGGTTCTGGTGAACGTGGTATCTTCAATAGACAGGCGGCTAGTACCAAAGCCCAGCGCGATGGGACTAGAGATCACATGTGGGAGTTTGGGACTAACCCGTGTTCGGAAATCGTGTTGAGAGGCAGTCGCCTTGAGGAATACATAGACCCTGAGACTGGTAAAACAATGACAAGAGGTGTCGTAGGCACTGGTGGTCAGTTCTGCAATCTTACAGAGGCTGTCATTAGGGCTACAGATACTGAAGCTGACATATCAAACAAGATACGTCTTGCAACTATCTTAGGTACAATCCAAGCAACCTTAACTCACTTCCCGTACTTACGTGAATGTTGGACAAACAATACTGAAGAAGAGGCACTATTAGGTGTATCAATGACAGGAGTTATGGACTGTACGCTGACTAATGGTAGAGAAGAGGGACTTGAGGATAGACTAGACACATGGCGTAGGGTTGCTAGGGAAACTAACAACTACTTTGCAGATGAGCTAGGTATCAATAGGTCAGCTTCTATAACGGCTCTAAAACCTTCGGGTACGGTTTCACAATTATGTCAAAGCGCAAGCGGAATCCATGCGAGACACTCTGACTACTACATTAGGACTGTCCGTGGCGACAACAAAGACCCACTGACACACTTCTTAGCAGACCAAGGAATACCATCAGAACCTTGTGTTATGAAACCTGACACTACGACTGTCTTTAGCTTCCCTATGAAGTCACCAGAAGGCTCAGTCACACGTCACGACATGACAGCGATTGAACAGCTGGAGATGTGGCTAACGTACCAAAGACACTACACAGACCATAAGCCATCAGTGACTGTATCAGTTGGGGATGACGAATGGGCAGAAGTCGGTGCGTTTGTCTACAAGCACTTCGATGAGATGTCTGGTGTCAGCTTCCTACCAAGGTTTGACCACACGTATGCTCAAGCACCTTATCAAGACATCAATGAAGAACAGTATGAAGTCGCACTGTTTGCCATGCCTGATGCAATCGACTGGTCTAGGCTGTCAGGCTACGAATCTGAAGACACAACCAAAGGCTCACAGGAATTAGCTTGCAGTGCTGGCGTCTGTGAAATCGTAGACATCTAAAATTAACTAAGGAGAGGCTAATGAACCGAGAGGATTTGTTAAGAATACAGCATGAGTCTGTAGCTAAATATGAAAACAAAAGAATGCGTGAGAACTTCAACATGAGGCACTACAAAGAAGGTGATCAATGGGAAGCACAGCAAGCACGTAGAGCAACAGGAGCTAAAGGTGGCAAGAATAACTTCCAGCGACCTTGGGCAAAGAAAGAGAGCAGTGATGAAAGATAGTGTAACCCATTGTCCGAAGTGCATAGTGAAAACTAAGATAATTGAGACCATCCCCCACTTTAAATACGGCTACCCATCGAAACGTAGGCAACGACAATGCCCTCAGTGTGGGATGCGTAGGATGACAGTAGAAATACCGATAGAGCAGGGGGATAAGTATTTCTCATGTTCACAGTCGAAATAGAGTCTGACTATGTTAAGATTGTATCAGTAGATGCCGATGGTAAGTTTGAAGATGTAGAGATGTATCTTGAGGACGATGGTACTTGCTTTATACGACAGTTCTCTGAAGAACTAAGAGAGTTTCAACTGATAGCCATCAACTACAAACAAGTATTAGACTTACTGGCATCATTAGACTCAGAGGATGGAGCCTATATCACTACTGTTGTGTGAGGTGGGTGGAGTGCAGGGAAGTCATCTCAAGGATGTCTAGCTACCGCACTCCGTTGTTACCTGAGTAACTATGGTATTATATACTATACTTAAACCCTTGTAAACGTTGGTGTATCAAGATGATTCCAAAAAACACAGATCGCTGTCTTATGTCGGACGATCTGTGTTTTTTGTTATTATAGCTACCATTTAGTACGATTAGCCCAGTAAGCCGCTGACATCTTGCCTCTTTTGATGTTCTTTCCATGCCTTGCTTTAAAACTTGCACGCTTCTTTTTCATCTTAGAGGACTCACCAGCTTTAGGTTTGCCAGCTGTCTTGGCTCCCTGTTGTCCAAAGCGTATCATCTTTATCGTACTGCCTTCTTTAGCTAGGACGACATGGGACTTTGTAGGGTGGTTGGGTGTACGTTTGGGCTTGTTGTATCCAGAGAACTTCTCTCCTCTATATTCTACCATTACTCAACCATCTCCATAGCCTGATGAAGTGTCTCAGTGTTTCTTCTGCTCCATCCCCTACCGAAATGCTTATAGTCATCTAGGCTCTCATAGAATGCCTGTCTGACTGTGTAGACGTAGTCGATGATAAACTTAGGGTCTTTCTCAGCTATTAAGGCAAGCGTCTGATTACCTATAGCTCCGTCTTGGGTAGCACCTACTGCACGTTGGACTGCTTTAGATGGTCTACTTTTTCCAGAATTCACAGTCCAGTCCAGAACCGCCCAGTCCACGCCCGATGGAAGTGAATCGAAGCGGATCAAATCGGCGTAATTCTTGCGGTAGATTGGAGCAACATCATCAGGCGTAAGATCACGCATCTCTTGCTCAGTAGACTCACGTCCTATCCATTCGTCATAGACACGTTTGGTTACACCAAGATTAGTCATACCTCCGCGATCATGCTTTGAATTTACATAGCCTCCCTCGTGCTCCAAAAGCATAGCTAGGCACTTATCGAAGTTCTCTTTCATTTCTTGAAGCCTTTCATAGTTCTTATGCCAAAACTGGCGGCTATAGATGCGTATAGTGACCACTGAAACCACTGTGGTGCGGCTTCTAGGTTGGCAAAGCCTTCCTTCATGTATGGCTGTAGAGGTGGGACAAACGAGCAAGCGACGATAGCTATGAAGCATACAGTCCACGCCTCGTCTTTCCAGCTGTTGTCACTGGCTTTGATAGCCGCTTGTTCCCAGCTGATCTCACCAGTGGCAATCTTCATCTTAGTTTCGGCTTCAGCCTTCTTAACGACAGTCTTTGAATCTATGACTGCCCCAGCAAGGTCAGCGACCTTACCTAATAATCCTAGTCCCATCATCAGTAATCATCCTTCTTTTTGATATTAGTAAAACCAAAGAAAGCTGTGACTATGCCGACAACTGCTATGCAGTAAGTAGGGGCAATAGCTGTGAGGTTTTCAGAGGCTACTGTTTGCCCAACTACGTTACAACCAATGATCATCACAGGGTAAAGCAATAGGCCAGCTAATGAGAACCACACCATCTTACGCTGTTGATCTCTTTTGCTGTTCTCATCTTCAATTTGCATTCTCTTGTCATCGAGTAACAGCTTGTCCCACTCGGTCTTGTCTATAGCACCACTGCCATCAACGTCTGCTTTTTCAAACTCTGTCATATGTCTAATCCTTAGTTTAGTGGATTGTTGGCAAGGCTGTCATACGCCTTCCAGATGTCGTCTATTTCCGTTTGATAGACATCCAGCTTATCGCCGATCTGATCCGTGATTGTACTCGACTTTTCAACTTTAGAACGTAAGTCCAACAAGTCTTTCTGTTGCTCCAGTATTGTTTGCATTTGCGTACTAATCGTCGATAGCCGCGTGTTAAGACCTCTAACATCATTATCTTGTACCGCCTGTTCCAGTGCTTGTATGCGTGAGTTGAAATCTGTGGCTCTGACGTTGAACATGTCAGCTTCAGTCGTCACAAGGTCGATCCCAGTCTCTACTGCGTAGAAGCGATTGAGGGTATCATACCCATAATAGATACCGCCGCTGATTGCAGACAGTATTGGCAAGGCCGCCGCTATGTACCACCCTTTGAAGGTGAAACCTCCGACCTTGAGTTCTGTGTCTTCCATTGATTACATGTCCTTAATTGGTGTTCCGTTTTGTTGCATGTAAGTGTTCGCACCATAGATGGCTGTAGCATCCTTCATGTCATCTGTTAGATAACCAGACCAACCAGTACCATTGCCAGACCATGTGATTACAAACTCATCGACATTCTGAGTGTACGTGATGGCTGTGTAGTTACCAGCGAGTAGATTATTAGTAGCTGTGTAGCTGTCTATAGAAGCAGTTAGATCACTGTTGTTTGCCGCCGCCATGAATGCACCAGCTTGCTGGGCGTACTTCTCTACGTTATCAACTGCATCGTTGTATGTAGCAACTTCAGATGCCTGTATCGAATACTCGTCTGTCTGTAGCATACCTTGTAGTGCTACTTGCTCTGGCTTTGTGTCAGCTTCAGCCGCGACTGCGGATACTGATGTCGCTGTAGCAAGTACAGAAGTTGCTGATGTCAGGAGGTCAACAGCTAGTGTCAGCTGGTTCATTGCCGCTGTGTGCTCTTGAGTAAACAACTGTTTAGCATCTTGTGCTGTAGCGTAGTCGTGTGCAACTACTTTGTCTAAAGCGGCCTCGTAAGCAACAAACTGTGCATTTGTTATCTTACCGCCATCAAGTGCATCGTCGATTACGACACGTCCAACTGTTGCATATCCGACTGAGCCATTTGTTAGCTGTCCACTCGCAAGCAGTTTATTGTTGATGATGTCTATAGTGCCTTTTAGCTCAGTTATCTTCTGTGCTCCTGTCTGACTGTATGACGGGGGCTGGTGTGACTCTGCGTGTACTGCGGAACCGCTGACTAATAGTGCGGTTGTCGCTGACAGTAGCAACCTTTGCTTTTGTTTCTTCATCACTTAAATCTTCTCCAATTCTAAGAAGGGTGTCCCAAAAGACTTTACTGGGCTCGTAGCCAACAATGTATATCTCTGGGTGTTCTCTATATTTATCTATTGCCGCTTTACCCATTAGGATTTTACCAGTGACCACATCCATGATTGGACAGGGTGTACTGGCTAACATCATACTTCGGAATACGTTGCCATCTGGCGAACTACACAGAACTGATATGGCTGAGACCTGTAATCCCAGACCTCCAATTTGCTGTGGTGTTCCTAATAGTCGGGCGTTCTTGCGGCGGTTACAGTGCTCATCCTGTTGCATTGTCCCACTGGACATCCCAAACATAGTTACTTGGATGCCAGAGGTGGTAGGTAATAGACAGCTATCGTTACCACCTCCACCTGTCATCGTAGGTGAAATGGCTGACATTACAGGTGCGGCCTGAGAAGCCCCAGCCGCATTGTAATTATTGGTTTCATTAGTTGTCGCATTGTTGGAGTCTACAGTGCTGTCTTCGTAGTTGTTACTGAAGTCTCCATTGATGTCATTTGCATACGCTGGGCTTGCCAACAGTATTAATATAGGGGCGAATAGTTTCCACATTCTTCAACCATAACTTTCTCTACTTTGTAATCACTGCACATCAGCTTTGTAGCCGCATCTTTGTGACCTATGTAGGCCAGCGTCTGTGCGTTTAGATTACGTTCACATACTGTATCTCCATGTGGACAACTCGACGGAAAGGCTATCGGAGTGTCTACATAGATTTCGGGGATACAGGCTGTTGTTGTGAGTAAGGTTGCTAGTGCTAGGGCAAGCCTAGCCATCGCGGTCTGCCATCTTTTCGACTGATGTGCGGATGTGTTCTATGTTCACGTCTATCCGTGCCATTGAGACAGCTTGGGATTGAACCATCTGTTCTACTTTAGATATACGTTGTCCGAACTCAACGATGTCTGTTTGGTTTTCTTGGATGTCTGCCATCATCATACTCACAGTCCAGACTATTGCCCCAGCCTGTGTTATTAATCCGAGAAGCAGGGTGGCAGGGACACTTTTGGCTATGTGCCAGCCATTATCACCACTGTCCATCTTTATACGGCTGATGAACCACTCATGTCAGCTTGAGCCATGACCCAAGTATAACACTTAGATAAGAAGTCATCTCCAGCCGTAGCTTCGATAGTAGCTAATGGTGCATTGTATCTGCGGAAGTCTACTGGATGTGTGTCATCTGTTGGTGTTGCTGTTGCAAACCCAGAGCAATCAATCATTACTGAGAAGTTGTCACCTAGCTCTCTTGTGATTGATGCAGTTACTATTCTAAAGTATGCACCCGAAAATGCTGTGCCATATTGTGATGTTGATAAGTCTAGTTGTATTGCCATTATAAGGCTCCTTTAAGTTACGGCTTTGTAGGCCAAGTTATGTTATCTGGAAAACCAGCTTGTGATGGAACATCTCTCAGTGCTTGTCTGTATGTTCTCCATTCATCTGTAATTCTATCAGCAAGTGCATATATATCTGACTCACTGAGTAGATTGTCTCTTTCTGTACGAGCCATCATAGGCTTCATACTATTTTGTTCAGCATTCATTGTTGCTATCTCTTCATCTGACATAGCTACAAGAACACCATCTACCATTTTATCCATGTTGTTATCCTTTTAATTATGTAGAAATTCCATACAGTGAAATCTGCCCAGTATTACAAGTACCACCAGTTGCTGTAACACTAAACCCAGTTAAACTTGTAAGAGAGTATGAATCTACTAACATTCCTGAAGTGTTGCATTGTTCTTGACTTGCGTGCGATGAACTAGCTTGACCAGACGTATCCATTTTAACGTATGGTCTACCATCCACCATTATTATGTCCCAAATAAATGAAGCATTTTGAATTCCAATATTATTTGCTAGAAATCCGTATGCCCCATTGAATATTGCAGGGGTATCATAGTCTTTAGTACGGTAGGAGCTATACTGACTACCACTAATTAAAGAGCCATTATCAAATAATTTTAGTGCGGCTATTGCGCCAGAAGACCATTTGTAAGACCCAATAATTTTCCAACGTGTGTAACTACCAAGGGAAGTGAAATCTATAGATGATACAGCACTGCTAATGTTTTGAGTACTAATCAAATTCATAGAACCGCCACCTGAAGGTGTAGCCCAAGAGACAGCACCAGAGCCATCGGTGGTAAGTACCTGACCTGAAGCAGTGCCGTCTACTTTAGGTAGAGTGTATACTTCACTTATTCTAACGTCTTGAGTGCTACCACCTATGCTTACTTGATTTGTAGCTGTAGATTGTACATCATTACCTAATACAGCAGAATCTTGGTGTGAAGCAGTTACAGTTCTTCCTATAGCAATTGAACCAATACCACTTGAAAGTGCGCCTTCACTATCACCATTGGCTGAACTTATAGCAAGTGAATAATAACCTGTTGCCCTTGCATGAGAACCAAGAGCTACGGCATTTGTATTAGTGGCTTGGTTTCTGTAACCAACAGCGGTGCTGTTACCTCCTGATCCTATTGAGGCATACCCAATTGATATAACGTTTTGACCTGTTAAAGTCTGACTGAACGGCCCTATACTAATACCTTTTGTAGACGATGCGCCATAGGATGTAGTATTGTTAGTTATAGCCGCCGCAAAGCTAGATGCTCCAGAGGCTAGGCTAGTTCCAATTGCAATGGCGTTTGAATTAGTAGTTGCCTTTGCTTCAGAACCAAGAGCAACAGCCCTTGTACCCTGCGCCCGACTCCCAGACCCAATGCTAACAGAATTGTACCCTTGTGCACTTGATCCATTTGCTATGGCTATGGCATTTGAATTAGTAGCCTGACCCCCAGCGGCAAAGGAATTAGTCCCTGTCGCATCACCATCACCTAAACCAATAGCAAATGATTTACTTCCTGTTGCTGTAGTGTTAAAGCCTATTGCAACCGCATCTGTACCACTAGCCACTGGGGCGTTAGTACCAGTAACAGGGTTTTCAGCTAATAAGTCTGGTGAACCACCACCGCCACCAGCCGCCGCCCAAGAAACAGTACCAGAGCCATCAGTAGTAAGAACTTGTCCTGAAGCAGTACCGTCTACTTTTGGTAGAGTGTAGGTTTCAGAGATACGAACGTCTTGAGTGCTACCACCTATGTTAATTTGGTATGCGGCTGTAGAAGTAATATTCTCACCCAATGCGATTGAGTAATTATGAGATGCATTAGAATTATACCCAATAGCAATTGAATATAATGCAGTTGAAATGCTATTCCTTCCAATAGCGGTGGCATAACTAGCATTAGCTCTTGCGGTATTACCTATCGCAATAGAACCAGCATTCAATGCACCACCACTAAATTCATTATCTATTACCGCCGAAAAACTAGTACCTCCCGAAGAACGACCCATACCAAGTGCAACAGAACCAGAACCAGAAGCATTCGAGAGATAGCCTAAAGCAGTTGACCTTGTGCCTGAAGCTACTGCACTATCACCTATAGCAATTGCATTTGTGCCTGTCGCAGAAGGTTGAGCTGAAGGAGAACTTTCGTTAGCCGCATATAAGTCAGCACCACCACCGCCTCCACCAATAGCTGTGCCATCTAGTAGTAAGTTTGTTCCGTCAGAGCTAAGTGTAATCGCAGAGCCACTACCTGTATTGTCTAAATTAACTGAACCCATCAGTAAGTTACCTCCGTTGTATTAACTGTTGCTACCCATCTAATGTTATGGGATGCTTCTCCAGTTACCGTTATTGCTACAGCACCATTAGTGGTGTCTGCCGAAAGAGCTATGCTCCAATTAGTTGCACCTGTACTCTCACTGATTTTATTAATGTTGTAAGTGCCAAGGGCTGTTGTAGAAGCACTAGCTCCTCTAACTGCTCCACCTTTGATTTCCCATATAGCAAAGTCATTTGTAGCTGAACTATCTTCACGAGCAATCACTGTTCCTGTAAAACCATAACAAGAGTCATTGGGCAGAACGACTTGGTTGTTTGTAGAAGCTGTAAGTGCATTAGTTGATAGTTTATCTGCTGTAGCATTTGTTGTTGTTTTAGCAAGCATCCAAGTTCCAGATTGCCACCAACCTGAACCATTATTCGAAATCGAAAATTGACCTATATTTGGGGAACTTGCTTTTGACCCAATGGCCGTTGAATGAGAGCCAGTTGCAGTTGTATCATGACCTATAGCTGTACTAGAAGGCCCATTTGCAACAGCATCATATCCGTAAGCAGTTGCATAACTTTGAGATGATCTAGAATAATCCCCAATCGAAAGAGAACCTGTTGTACCAGTAGCCCATGAAAAATTACCAAGTGCTATTCCTTTAGCATTAGTCGCCTTTGCATTAGCACCTATCGCAATACTATTAGCACCACTTGCACCATAGCTTGTGCTGTTGTTAGCTATAGCCGCCGCAAAGGAGTCTGCTCCAGAGGCGTAGGAGTTCGTTAAAGCTGTTGCCCTTAAACCTGCCGCTACTGATGAAACACCTAAAGCTATAGAGTTATTTGTACTAGCACTTGCTGATTGCCCTATTGCGACACAGCTAGTGTTTGATGCCACCGCTAACTTGCCCATTGCAATACTGTTCACGCCTTTAGCGCCATGGTTTGTAGTGTTGCTGTCAATAGCAATTGAAACACCTTCTTGGCCTGACGATTGACCCCAACCTAAAGCAATTGAACGTTGACCACTAGCTATAGCACCATCACCGATAGCTATTGCATTAGTACCTGTCGCAGAAGGTTGAGCCGCAGGGCTACTTTCGTTAGCATCGTATAAATCAGCACCACCACCACCTGATGCAGGAGTAGCAAACGTAACTGCTCCAGAGCCATCTGTGGTTAAGACCTGTCCGTTAGTACCGTCAGCCGTAGGGAGAGTGTAAGCACCAGATATTTTTACTTGTGCTGTACTGTCGCCGAGGGCAATCTGTTTTCCTGCTGTAGTAACTGCACGGTAGCCTATAGCTACACTATTAATATGTTGTGCGCCGTAGCTTGAACTATTATCTGAAATACCTAATGCTGTTGCATAATTAGCAGAAGCAAGACTTAAATTGGACGCCCAAGAATATTGACCTGTTGCTTTAGATGCGTAGCCCATACCAGATGCGTAAGATGAAGAGGCTAATGCTTGATAGCCAAAAGCTAATGTTGAAGCACCAGTAGCTTGAGGATTGTACCCACCAATGGCTATACCTCTTGAACCACTAGCTTTAGCTCTATCACCCATAGCAATGCTGTTAGCACCTGATGCGCCGTAGCTTGTACTGATATTGGTTATTTGTGCCGCAAAACTGTCTATACCACTTGCTTGACCTCTACCGAGAGCAAATGACTTTGTATTAGTAGATATTGCACTATCACCTATAGCAATTGCATTTGTGCCTGTCGCAGAAGGTTGAGCCGCAGGACTAGACTCGTTTGCTGTGTAGAGGTCAGCACCCCCACCGCCTCCAGAAGCCGCCGCCGCCCAAGTCAAACCACCTGTATTTCCTGACTGTGCTGTTAGTACATATCCGTTTGTTGGTGTATTGCTTACCTTGAGGTTTGCTTCGTCAACTACGTTATCAGCAATGACTGTAGCACCATCGGCTGTCGATGTGACTTCGCCTGAGTGGTTAGGGTGGGTGTAGTTATTAGCTGATGTAGCTATGCCATCCAGTTTTGTGTGATCTGCATTGGTAAAATCATTAGTAGTTAGACCACCATCGCCAACTGAGTAAGTTGTGTTAGTGTCCGTAGAACTAATAGTACCGTTTGCCGCAATAGAAACATTAGTCCCTGCTGTAAGAGCCGCCACTACGTTTGCTGTATCTGTAACGTCTGCGGATGCTTCTACTGCATTGAGTTTTGTATGGTCAGCATCTGTAAATACGTTACTGTCCGTAGCACTCTCAACCAGTGTTCTTATTTCTGATGCAGTCTGATCTGCGGTTGCGTTAGACTCTATAGCATTCAGTTTAGAGTGGTCTGCATCTGTAAAGTTGTTTTGTGATAACTGACCATCTTGGACAGTATATGTAACTATGTCTGATGCGTTGGCTAATTCTATCCAATTGCCGCCGTGTGCATAGTAACCCTTGCCTGTTGCGTGTACGTGGGCAAACATTCCGTGATTACTAGAAGCTGAAGGTAAGTCACTAAATGCAGAGTAGACGTTACTAAACAGAACCTTGTTGCCACCCATGTCTAAGTCTGATGCTGTTACTGCTGATATTGCGTTAGCATTTGTGTATGCTGTAGCACCTGTTGCTATGCCATTGAGTTTTGTGTGGTCTGCGTCAGTGAAAACGTTACTGTCAGATGCCGCTTCTACAGCCGCCCTAATTTCAGCATTAGTTTGGTCTGCTGTTGCACCAGCTTCTATTGCATTAAGTTTACTGTGGTCAGCATTAGTAAAATCATTGGTTGTTAAACCGCCATCACCTATAGAATATGTAGTGTTAGTGTCCACTGGTGTTGCCCACGTAAATGTACCATCCCCGTCAGAGCGTAAGAACTGTGTGTTGCTACCATTACCAGTAACCTTTAGATTGTCTGCATCAACTACATTACTAGATATAACTGTTGCACCATCACCAGATGATGTAACTTCGCCACTGTGGTTTGGATGTGTGTAACTTGATCCACCGCCACCCCCAGAAGCTGTGGAAGCTATAGTTCCGTTAGCCGCTATTGTTATGTTAGTGCCAGCCGTTAGAGCCGCAACTACATTAGCTGTATCTGTGACATCCGCAGATGCTTCAATTCCATCTAGTTTTGTGTGGTCTGCATTAGTAAAGTTGTTCTGTGTAAGACCTCCATCACCAACTGAATACGTTGTGTTAGTGTCTGTGAATAATGCATTGGAAGGCACAGATACGCCTACAGTAAAGCCTGAAACTTGAGTAGCGTTAATGCCTAAAGCATCTATGTCGCTCTTTGTTTGGTCTGCCGTTGCGTTTGCTTCTATGCCGCTAAGTTTGGTGTTCAAAGCTGATGTATAAGCCGCTGTGGTGCTTTGTAATACAGACGAATAGGCCTGTACGTTTGAGCCTATAGCAACTCCAAGATTAGTTCTTGCTGTAGATGCGTTTGTTAGGTCAGAAAGGTTATTTGATTTAGCTAAAGAAGCTGATACGGCAGATTCAGCCGCATTCTTAGCGACTACAGCCGCGTCTTTAGCTACGACTGCCGCGTCCTTGGCTACTACAGATGCGTCTTTAGCTACGACTGCCGCGTCTTTAGATGCTGTGGCTGTTGTTGCTGAAGCTGACGCACTAGAGGCACTGTTAGATGCTGAAGTTGTACTATTAGCCGCCGCTGTTGCACTGTTAGATGCTGAAGTTGCACTGTTAGATGCTGAAGTTGCGTTGGCTTCCGCGTTTGATACTGATGCGTCAATAGCATTCGATTGTTCGTTAGTTACTCCAGAGTTGTTGTAGAAACTGGTTTTTGATGCCATTTGGATTAATCCTCATAATAGTGTGTAGGACGAACAACTTGATTGATGCCAGACTGTTCAGCACTGTTTGCGTGTTCCTGTATCTCAAGTAAGAAAGAGCCAGACTTCTGGTCAAATACGGC